AGAGGGCGACAAGCTCGCCGCCCAGGGTCAGGTATTCGGGATCGACCCCGCTGCTGGTTTGGTTGCGGGCCTTGGCTGCCAGCTTCGCCTTCAACTCGTCGGCGCGCTTCTGCTTGTCGTCAGACAGGACGGAGAGGATGCCTGCGGCGGGCTTTGCGGGCTGCTCTGCGGGTTTTCTTTCTTGTCGGCTTTCGTCATTCGTGGCATTTTCGATGTTGCCGCGTTGGGGCTGCGGAGCCATGCCGCCCCACAAATCGTTGAGAGTGCCTGTAAACTTCTCAGCGAGACGCGGCGCTTCCTTGCTATAGGCTCCGATTAGCCACACGCCCTGCTTACCGTCCCAATCAAGCCGGACTCCTGCGCGGTCGCCGTCGCTTTCAAGCTGAATGCGGTTCTCAGTGCGGGACGTAACCCGCATGCCCTCAATTCGGCCTTGCAGGTCGTCTAGGACTTCTGGGTGCCATGCCAGCAATTTTGCGAGGCCGTATCCGTCGCTTCTGCGCGTTCCCTCTTGCCCCCAAACAAGAGCAATCGGCCCGACTTCAGGGTGAGACAGCGCGCTGGGGGCTTCGCCTGTCTGGCGGCGCTCCAGTTCAAGCGCAGCGCCTTTCCAATCTCCCTCGAAGCCAGTGATGACTGGGCCAAACGGGCCGTCCGCATCATTTTGTGCGGCTGGCTGCGGATCAGGCGACAAATCGACAGGCCTGTCACGCTGCGCCCGGACTTGCGCAATGGCTGCTTCAACGGCCTCACCTTCCGGCTGTTGCGGTTGCTCAAGCTCGGGCGCGACCTGCGCCGATTGCCCCTTCGCCTTTGCTTCCTCGTCTTGGCGCTTGGCCTTGGGCGTGATTGGGCCGGTGTGGGTGGTCGCCACCCATGCCTTGAACTCGTCCACGGTCATTTTGCGGATGCCGCCAAGGCGTTGAGGGCCTTTGCCATCGCTAAACCCGGCGACATAGGTATCGCTGGCATCCATGGCGCTGTCGAAGCCAAGCATCGCCTTGTGTTCGTCAAAACGCCCGGTTTCGGCGTCCATCTGGTCGATCACCCACACATCGGGCGAGGCTTCATTGTCGCCCATGTAGAAATCGACATGATCCCCGTCTGCGCCCTTGGTGCCAAGGATGCGCCCGTAATGGGCGGGCATGGTGACTTCCCACAGGGTTTCGCCATCTTTCCCGGTCTTGCGCCGGGTGCTGCCCTTCTGGTTCTCCACCGAGAGGGTGAGGCCGTTCCATGTGGCCTTTCCGGTCTTGTAATTCTCGGCCTCGGCCTGCGCCGGGGTGGGTTCAGGATCGGTTTCAGCCGCGGCGGCGGCCACGCTGGCGGCCTGCTCTGCTGCGTCTGCCTCTGCGTCTGCCGCAATGATCTTCTCGACCTCAACCCGCGCCTGCTTGGAAAGCTGATCCTTGATTTCAGAGAACAGGAACCGCTTGCTGCGTTCTTCGGTGGCCTTCTGGCCCCGAATAGCGGTCTTCGTCCATGTCGTGACTTCGATTGTCGCGTCGCCCTCGCCTTCGGGCATGACAAAGACATTGCCCTGATCGGCTGTGAAATCGTTGTCGCCATCCTTGTTGTCAGCGGTGATTATCTTGTTCGCGGTGGCGATCCACTTGGCGTTGGTTGCTTCATCGCTGGTCTTGTCCTGCCCCAAGAACTCGTCGGCGCGGTCCTTGCGAATGAAGACGCCGCCATCCTTCGGAAAGGCGTATTTATCGACGGAATCCTTGATCTTGTTCAGGGCCACGCCTTTCAGGACATATCCATCAAGCGTCTTGCCGTTCTTGGTCATGTGCTGGACCGGGCCGGATGCCACGGCCTGCCGGATGGATTGCCGAACGGGGTCCGAGTCTTGCTCTGCCTGCGGGGCGGCTGCGGGCGCGGGCGCTTCTGCCGGGGCCTGCGTTGCCGATGCGGGCGTTGGCGCGGCGGGCGCTGCCGGTGCAGGCGGCTGCGGCGCTTCTGCCTGCTGCTCCTGCGCGGGCTGCGGTGCCCTGTTTGCGGCCTCGATGGCGGCATTGATGTTTGTGGCGCTGCTGATGGTTGCCCCATCTGCGCCCAGGACATCCCAGCCGGTCGCGGTCTTGCGGATTGTCTGCGGTGCGCCGTTCTTGGTGCGGGTGAAGTCGGTTGCGCTGCCATCGACCGGCTGGAAGCCATCACGGGCGAGAACCTTGACGGTTATCGGCGCGACAGGGGTGATCTGCGCGGGCGGTTCGGCCTGCTGCGCGGGTGATGGCGCTGCGGTGGGCTGCGCCCCCTGCGGCCCGGTCAGTGCTTCGCTTGGCTTGGCCCCTGCAACTGCGCCAGCCATACCTTCTCCACCGCTGGCCACAGGTGCGGGGGAAATGGGCGCTGCTTGAACAGGTGCGACCTGATTTGGTCCGCTTCCTGCGGGGTCACTTCCTTGGATCGCTCCAAGAGACTGACCGCCTGCCATCCCGTTAGGCGAAACTGCGGATCCGACATTGACGGGGGCCTCCATGGGCTTCGGGGTGACGGTCGGCGCCGCGGCCGCGGGCTTGCCGCTGGCTGCGGCTTCCAGCGCTTTCATCGTCTTGGCCGCCTCGTTCACCGCCCAATCGAAGACATCGGGCGGAACGGACTGCTCGACACCGCCCACGCGCACGATAGGAACGCCGTTTTCCTCGCGCTGGAACACCGCATCGGTCAGTTCGCCGGTTTCCGGATCCATCAGCACGATCTTCGCGCCCGGTTTCATGTCGGGGAACATTACCGGGGCTTCGGGCTGCGGGGTCAGATCAGGGGCAACGCTGGCCGCGCGCTCAATCGGCCCCTTGGGTTCGTCGAACACCGCCCCAAGGCCACCGGGATGAGCCATGCTTGGGGCGGTGTTCTGCCCTGCGGCGCTGCCATCGCCACCGGGGTTCGGAAGGAAGATTGTGCCGCCGCTCGTGGGGGCGGGAAGCGCGAGGGGTTCTCGTTGATCGGTTGGCGGCGTCGTGCTGGTTGGCAATGGCGCGTCGAGGCGCGGCGAGACTGCCCCCCGGATGCCGCCAATAGTCGCGCCGGGGATTGCGCCCACAACTGCCGACTCCAAGTATTCCCTGCCAGCTTCGGCGTTTGCCACCGGAAGCCCGGCCTGCGCGCGCTCCATGAACTGTTGCGCGGCTTCGGTCGGGGCTTCAACGACGATACCCGCCCCGGCGCCTTTTAGAGCGCGCATGCCCATGTTACCGGCTTGCAGCGCCTTGGGGCCAAGACCAAGAGGGGTTGCGATCAGGATGTCGGACGCCAGATCGGTTGCGGCCTGCGGAATCGCGGTTCCGAAAGCCGCAAGCTCGTTTACTTGCTCACCGGGGTTAGCTTCCTTCTGCCGTTCGCGGTTCATGCCGTAGAACTGCGCGACGTTGGCGATACCGGCCACGCCAAGGCCGACGCCAGCACCCAGGGCCGTGCCGATGCCCGGAACAACAGAGCCAATGGCCGCGCCTGCGGCGACAGGGCCAATGGATGTTCCAAGCTGCGGAACTTGCTGCGCTAGGGTTTCACCGACAAAGGATGCCGCCGATCCGGGGCTATCCAGCGCATCCGACATATCCGTCAGGCCGCGCGATCCAGATGCGGCCTCGGCGGCGTTGTCCTCTGCCACGCGCGCGCCGTAGCGTTCAAGGCCATCAATGCCGAACGTGCGGCCCGCGCCTTCAAGCGCAGAGCCAAAGCCCTGCTGGACCACATCGACACCGACGCCAAGAGCTTTGCCAAGCCCGCCCTCTGGCTGGATGCCTTCAAGCTCATCGGCAATGTCTGTGGCTCTGATCCGAACCGACTTCGGAACGATGTCTTGGAACGCCTTGCCTTCATCCAGACCGGCGATGATCTTCTTCGCTGCTTCCTCGGGGTCTTCGCCCCGTTCTTCGTAGGCGAGAAGAATGTTGTCGGGCAGCTTGTAACGCTTTGCCACTTCGTAGGCTTTGGGGGCCTTCGGGTCTTTGGTTTCGGGCTGCGCGGCGGGTGCCTGAGTTGTGCGGGCTTCGTCACCGGAGGTAAACGTGCCCATGGGTAGGCCATACAGATTGCGCGCCATAGCATCCCTCGATCTTGGGTCTATGGCGGTCACATCCTGCGCCGCCGCTTGCTCATAGATACACGATCTAGGGGGCAAGCGGCAAGCGAGACGCTAGATCACTGTTCCCTATACCGACCGGTGTTGGGGTCAACGCCGGTCAGGCGCGGGTCAATCGCGCCGGTCGATGCCCCCAAAGAGCCAAGCGCAGGGCGGCTTTGCGCGGTCCTTACCGACTCCTTTGCTTGCTCAAGGGTAATCGGCGTGTTGCCTAGCGTAGAGTTATGCAGCTCCATGAATTTTAGCGCAGCATCCACTTCTTCTTTGACGGTCAGTCCCTGCTCTTTGGAAGCCGCCTTCTGTGCTGCCAGCATTTCGATCATGGTGTTGGGGTCGGTCATTTGCATGCCGTAGCTGATCGCCTCATCCAGCGATCCGAACACTTGCTCCATCGTATCGCCGGTCTTGCTGTCCTTGAAAACCATGCGCAGGCCAGCGAAACCGCCTTCTGCATCCCGCACGATGCCGGTTTCATCTTCGTCAAGCTGGTAGCTTTCATCGACATAGCCATACCGCTTGAACGACGAAAGCATCAGATCAAAGCCCCCGTCGATGTCGCCGTTGATGATCTTGAACAGGCCCGCCGAACGGTCTTGCAGAGCCAGCTTGCCTTGGCGAGACTCGGTAAGGTCCACAAGGGCGCGCGCCTTCTCCATTTCTCCCCGGCCCACATAGAACTCAACCATCTTTGGTAGTGCGTTCTCGTAATACCAATCGACGGTCGCATCTGCGGCGCTTTTGACCTGCTTAGGCGTCAGCGTTTCGCCCGGTTTCAGGCCGAACGACAGATTGACCTGTTGGGCGACTTGCTTGGTCGTTTCCGCGCCCGCAACCGCTGCCGGGGAAGCTGTGGCGGCGGTTTCGGCGGCGGCGACGCTTTCCTGCGCCTTGGTCGGCGGTGTGCTTGCCTTTGCGGCTTGACGGTAGAATCCCTCGGGATCGGCAGCTGCGGCCTGCATCATGTCTGGGTTGGCGCTAAAAATCTCTCGCGCGGCAGGCGACCGATACCACTCAGCGGCCTTGGCGCGCTCGTCGCGGCGGGCGGCTGACAGTTTGGCCCCCTCGGGGGTCTTGGTGAAGTAATCCCCGATTCCAGCAAAGAACTGCGCTGCGCCCGAAGCGGCTGGCCCACCATCCCGGCCCGTGGTCAATGCCGTTGCGATGTCGCCCGCGCCAGAGCTTATTGCACCTTTTCGGTTGAACTGCTGGACATCCTGCACAAAGCCGCTGCGGCTCTGGTCAACCTCCTGCGGAGCGTTGACGTTCACGCCCAAGCCGCCCGGTGGAACTGCGGGAACTGCGGGCGGTGAGGCTGTCAGCTTGCCGGTCTTGGCCGCCTCGACCAGTGCTGCCTTTTCCTCTGCGCTGCGCGGCGGGCGGGCTGCGGAAATGGTGCCATCGGGGTTTTGCGCCAGAAGCGGGGGGATTCCAGGGACGGGCGGCGCAGGCGGCTGCGGCAGAGTCCCTTGGACGGGCTGCACGTTGGTGATTGGCAAGCCTTCGGGCGGCAGATTGTTCGCCTGCGGCGGCATGGCCGGGGACGGGGCGGTTGTGGTCACACCAAAGCCAAGGCGCGGCGCTGCCGGTGCGGCGGGCCGGGCTGGCGCTGCTGGTGCCACAGGTGACGACATAGGCTGACCTTGGGGAACCCCGACCGGATAGGCGCTCGTATCAATACCACCCCCTGCCGGGAGAACGCCCATACCGCCACCGGCGCCGGGGGCGCTCGCCGCCATCTGCTCAAAAAACGCCTGTTCCTCGGCGCGACGCGCAATCTCGCGCTCCGCCTCCGAATATTGAAGATCCGCGGCGCGCTTGCGCATGGCAAAGTCCTGCTCTCGCAGGCCGAACTCGCGCAGTTTAAGCTCGTCGAGGCGCTTCTGGCGCTCCCGGTCTAGCTTCCGGTCCTCCTTGGCGTCCCGCCAATCCCGGCCCTTGAAGAAGCCATCGACAAAGCCCGAAACAGCATATCCGACCATGCGCGTTGCTCCTTACGTTGGTCCGCCGACGCCAAGGGGGCGCGGCCAGCGGTTCTTGAGGGTTTCCACGGTGATCGCCTCGGGCGGTGCCATCGGGCGCGCGGGCATCGGTATGCTATTGGCAATCGACGCGACAGAACGCGCATAGTTTGGGTCGGTGGCATATCCTGAACGGCCAAGGGCCGCGATCTGTCCGTCAAGGTCTTTCGCGGCAAGCATGTCACTGTATCGTGGGTTCGATTTTAGGAAGGCCGCATAATCGTCGGCGCTCTCGCCCATGTCGGCATATCCCCGGAAGCTGTCTCTGACCGTGACGCGCTGCCCGTTGATTACCTCTTGAGTGGCAAGGTTTGATCCACCCTTGCGGCCATGTGACTTGATCCCGAAGAAGTTGTTTCCGGGCGCAGATCGCCCCCATCCCGTTTCCTGCGCGGCCTGGGCAATAACAAGGCGCGGATCAAGCCCGGTTGCTTCTGAAACGCGCAGCGCATGGGGCATCATTGCCTCGATGAACGCATCCTTGTTTCCGCCGCCTTGGAATGATGCCGATGGCCCTGACCGCCCCCCTGGCGCAGCCGGGATTGTCGTCGCGGTCACGGGCGCGGGCGATGCGCTTGCCAGAACAGGCGCGGCGCCATCGACACCAAGGGAAACCGGCTCCGGGGTAACAAGGCCCTCGCGCCGCGCCATATACTCATCCAGCTTGGCATCCCGCTCTTTGCGGTATTCTCGATCCTGCTTGCGCTCGTAGCTGCCCGCTAGGCCAGATGCGAACGCCCCGAAGGCCCCTGCTGCCCCACTCATGCCGCAGCCCTCGCCCCACCGGCGCCCATGCGGCTGATCTTCGCGTCAAGCTCCTTGATCGCCCCCAGGGTGAGGCCCATCAGGTCTTGCACCGGGATAGACTTGCCATCGCCCTTGCCGGTCGCTGCCTTGAAGTCCTCGGCATATGGCCCGACATGGCGCGCGGCCCCGCCATCCGCGATGCCCTCCTTGTAGGACCATTCTTCGACCGGCATCTTGCGGATCTTGTCCAAGCTGCCTTTCGCGGGCTTTTTGCCCTCCTTGTAATCCTTGGAGGACGGGATGAAGGCCCCTGCCAGCGCGCCAAGCCCGCCGAACAGGCTGCCGATCATGCCTTGGTTGGCCTGCCATGCGTTCATGCGGTTCTGATAGTCGGTGTTGAGCAAGCTGCCCTGCTGCTGGTAGCCCGACATCGCTCCTTGGAAGCCAGAAGAACCGGCGTTGTTGGAAAGCCCCATGGATGTCGCAGGGTTCACGGCCATGCCGCGTCCGATGTTCAGGATGCCTGCGCGCATCGCTTCGGTCTTGCCCTCGTCGGACGCGATGGACTGCCGCCGCGCCATGTTGGCGGCCCCGGCCACGGCCAAGGACTCGGCATTGCCGACATTGCGGTTGGCGGCAAGGAATCGGCCAGAGTTGGGATTTACGCCCAGGGCGGTCAGGCGTCGCTTGTCCGCGTCTCTGGTAAGTGCAAACTGCTGCCGCACATCGGCCATTGCCTCGCCAGATCGCGCCTGCGCGTTGGCCGCCATCATCCTCGGATCGCGGGAGGCTTGGAAGTCGCTGATGAACTGGTCTTCAAGCGGCTGGAACGTGGTCTTGAACCTGTTGCGATCCTCGGTCGCCCATTGGTTCGTGATTGCCGCTTGGCGCTTCATAAACGCCAGCATGTCCTGCCCTGTTTGGGCGGAAAGCATTGCGGCTTCGCCAATGCGCGGATCTGGTGCCGGTGCCTTGCTGCCACCCATGATAAACCCCCATCAGACCTGATGTTGCGTCTTGGTGAGGCCCTTGGCAGCGGCCAGCCCCTTTGAACCGGGGGCGATAGACATAACAATAGCATCTTCGCCCCCCGCCGCGCCACCCCTCTTGCGGAACTCGAAGGTGAAGCCAGCGGCCAGGCAGAAGCGTTGGGCGATGATGTTGCTCTCCCGGATCGGGGCATAGCACTTCTTGAGCCCCATGAAGTTGGGGTGGAACGCCAGTTTCAGATAGGCATCAAGAAGGCGCTGCGTCATTTTCCGGCCAATGGTGACGACATGAACCTCTGCCTCGCGTCCAGCGAAGTGCTGGAACACCACAATCGCGCAAGGGTCTTCCTCGCCCTGCTCTTTGGCGGCAAAGGCCACAGCATCCGCCGCCCACCCCTCGCTATCTGTCAGGACACGGGCATCTTCCAGAAGCTCGGCTTGGTTGGCTTTGGTGAAGTGGTAAGGCATGGCAGGCCCTTTCTTTGTGGTTTGGATCGCAAGCTCTTACTCGGAAGATTACACAGGGACGTTTTCAGCGATGGTCTGGACAAAAACCCACTTCTGGCCGGGGGCATCGTTTGTCATGTTGATGGTGCAGGCTTGGTTTGGCCCCACATCAAAAATGTGGCTTACCCGCTGGCCAGCAGCCACAGAGAAGGTTCGGAGCAATTGCGAGAATCCGGGTCTGCTACAACGCATTGTGACGGTTGCCAGCCCGCTGCCGGAGTTTGCCCTCTGAAAATCGACCCTGATCTTGTTTTGCAACGTGCCGGTTGTGAAAGTGATAAGGTTGCTGGTCCCGGTGAAGGCATCATTAAGGTAGTATATCTCTAGGTTCGGGGTTACTTCCCTCGTCCTCCATCCGTCCAAGTTCAGCCGCGCCACATTGATCGTCCCGGCATTGATTAGATCGGCGTTCAGTGTCCCCGTGGTGATCTTGTCAGCGCTGATGTTGCCAATTTTGGCGTTGGTGATGGCCGCGTCTGCGATCTTGGCGGTTGTGATCTGCGCATCCGCAATGAGGGCAGTGGTGATTGTGGCATTGGCGATCTTAGCCCCGGTGATCTGCGCGTTGCCGATCTTCGCCGTGGTGATTTGGGCATCACCTATTTTGGCCGTAGTGATGGCCGCGTCTGCGATCTTGGCGGTGTTGATCGCCGCATCGGTGATGTTCGCGCGGGTGATGAACATATCCTGCGCATAGACGCCCGCAGGGACAACGACGCCATCCACGGTTCGGGTGGTCGGGTAAACCGCGAAGGGGGTGTAATTCCCGGCCCCGGCGCTGTTGACCACGCGGAAAGAGGCATCGCTGATGATGAAGTCACTGACCGGCAGGCCATCGCGGATGCTGGAAATCAGGCCGAAGCCGCTGATGTGGCCGTTGTTGTTGATCCGAATGGCATGGACGCCCTCGATGCCATCGACGGAGCCTGAAAGGGTGGTGACGGTGGTTTCCAGCCCGTTCAATTCGGTGGTGACGCTGGTTTCCAGCGCGGCGATGGCGGAATCCGTCTGCGCAGCGGTGTAATAGCTTGCCAGAGCGGCGGCGATGGTCGTGCCAAACTCGGCTTCAAGCGCTGTTTGAGCGGCAGCAATGGCCGTGTCGGTCTGAGCGGCGGTATAATAATCGCTGGTCAGGGTGGCAGATACATCGCTGATCTGCGACTGCAAGGCGGTTGATGCCGCAGCGATTGCGCTGTCTGTCGCAGAGCGAGTGTAATAGTTCGTGGACAGGTTGGACGAAACCGCGCCGATCTGCGTGGACAGGCTGGTATTCAGCGCAGCAATGGCCGTGTCGGTTTGGGTGATGGTATAGTAGTTTTCTTCAAGCTCAGACATCACGCCATTGATGGCGCTTGTCAGATTGGTGCTTAGGGTCGCATCCACCCCGTCCAGGCGGCTGATTTCGCCTTGAACTTGCGTTTCCAGCGCGGCGATTTCCTCAGATACTTCCTGCGAAATCCTATCGAAAGTCGTGTTGATCTGACCTGCGATGCCCTTCGATTCCGTGTCGATGGCTTGGAACTGCGCCTCCATGCGCCGGGCGAGTGCTGCCGCAAAAAGGCCACTGTTGCGCTGGATGATGTCCAACAGCTTAGCCTCAAGCTCCTGCACATCCTTGAACCGCACCGCATGTTCCAGCGGGTCACCTGCCTGACCGGACAGGATTTCCATGTTGCGGATGGCGCGGTTGTCTAGGGGCGTGTTGCGGACAGGGCCAGCATTGCCGGGCGCGGGGTTCTGCCCCGGCATTGTTACGCCTTCCCATGGGTTGATGTCAGGCATGGCCCTTACCCCCCCGCAAGCTCGTAAATGTCGTTCGCCAGGCTGATCGCGGTGACTGGCGCATAGCCTTCGACCTCGATTTCCCAAGTGTCGGACAGGAAGCCCGATGGCAGTCGCTCGGCCTCGTTGATCTTGGTGCTGGTGTGGATCAGGTTGCCGCTGGCATAGACGCGGAAAGTGCAATCGGGATCGGCGGGGTTTGCCTTGGTGCCTTGCACCGGGTCGCACTCCACAAGGATCGCACCGAAGTTGTCATAGCCCTGCAAGACGGTGCGCTTCCCGCGCCAAGTCTGCTTCACGCGCACGGTGGATGCAGGCGTCTTGGGGTCGTATTGCTTCACTTCAAGCCCGGTCGGGTCCATGTAGTAAAGCGCGCCATCCTCGGCGGCATAGTGCATCACGCGCGGCGTGACATCGGCCTCCATGAAATAGGGCTGCTCGCCTGACAGGTCGATGATGCCGAAGAACCGCGCGCCGCTGACCTCGGGCTGATAGCTGAACACATATCGCCCGCCGATCTGGCTGGCCCGGAAGGACTCGGGCCGCATCGCGCGCCATTGGGTTTCGGAGAACAGTTGCCGGGTGACGACATCGGCCCCGCCCTGCGATACGACAACAAGCCCCTCATGGCTGGCATAGGCGATGGAAAAGCCCATGTCTGCGATGGAAAAGCGGCTAACGCATGGCAGGCTGCGCTCGAACTGCTCCATAATCATCAGGGAAGGCTCGGACCCTTGCACGATGTAGGGGCAGCCCTTGGTCAGCACGGCAAGGAACGAACCGAAGGCGCCCAGGCCCACGATGTCGGTGTCGGTTGTCAGCCGATACTTGTTCGGCCAAGCATGGGGCTGGAACGGCTCACAGAATAGAAGCTCCCGGCCCGCATGTGCGGCCATCATGCCGTTGGGCATGGAAATGAGGCCAAGCATGGTCGGTTCGGGCAGATCGAAGTCGGCGCTTGGCAGGGTTTCGGCAAGAAGCTGGTTTAGCGTGTCGGCATAGGTCTGCGTTACCGAGTTAAGCTCCTTGAGGAAATAGAAGTCGGTGACGCCGCTCAGGCTGGTCCGTGAGCGATAGATGCGGATGAACTGGATGTTGCGGTTGGTCTGCGTATGGCCGTTGACCGCCACGCTGATTGCCTCGCCTGGGAAAATCTGGATCGGCTCGGAGGCGGGGGATGGCGCGCTTTCCTCCCCGAAGCCCGTCACATAGGTATAGACATAGGTGACGGTTTCGGAGTTGCGGAAGGCGTCGTTGTCATAGGTGGGTGTGCGCGATCCGTCAGGCTGCGCGGTGAAGTCGTCGCTGATAGCCCCCGCGACCACGGCAGAGGCCGGGCGCTCCAACACAAGACCGAACCGGCCAGAGGCCCCGGATGGGGCGGAATGGTCGATCCGATAGACGCGCACAAGATCCGCGCCTGCGGGCAGTCCAAGCCCGGACAGGGTGACATGCTGGCCCGCAATCCGACTGACACGGGCGCTTTGTTCGGATGCCACCGTCTCGACGCCATCGACCACGGCGGCATAGCGGTAGGAAAACTCGGCCGCCACGGCCCCGGAAGGCGGCGCGGTGATCGTCACAGCGGTCGCGGTGGGTGTGCCGGTGACGGAAACCTTCGTGGTGGTGATAACCGGGGCCTCTGTCGGGGGATTGACGCCAAGGACGTAATCCACGCCTGCGACGCGCATCTTGGGGAATCCATCGCCGGTGTAATAGAGGCGATCTTGCGCCACCGGCCCGACAGTCGCGTTCACGTTGGGCTGGTCGAAGCCAACAAAGGTGCCGCCGAACTTGATGAAGCCCAGGGGCGCGGTTGGGCCTGCGAAGGTGAAGACGGTCGCGGGGGCGGTCATTGGCCCGATGGTGCCGCCTTCCAGCCTCGTGTTGCGCGCGACCTGGGCAAAATTCACCGGCAGGAGGCGCGGGTGCAGCTTGGGGATGCGGCCTTTGAAGTCTGCGACGCGAATGACTGGCATATCACATCCACCGCGGCTTCACGCGCATCGGTGCCTTCTGCTGGCCTCTGATGCTGGTGCTGAAATGGGCGTTGCAGGCTGCATCGAAGATGGCCTCATGCTTCTGCGCCAAGTTGGGGTCATAGAAGCTCTGTCCCTTGGTCATAAGGATGCGGGCCAGCGCGCCGGATGCCAGCGATGAGGCGTATTGTGCGACCATGAAGGCGGGCAGGAAGTTGTTGGCATCTTCCAGCGGATTTTCGGGGTTCGCGCCGATGGCCTGCCCGTGCTTGGGCTTGAGGAAGACCGCCACTTTCAGGGTGCCAGCCTCGAAGGGATAGACCGATACTTCGCCCGGCTTGATCTGCGTCACATACTTCGCCTGCGCCGGGGCCTGTTCTCCGCGCATTTCGTCGGGCATGGCCTCGGTGAATTGGGTTGGCTCCAATTCCCGCCCGTTCAAGGTGACTTCCTCGAACTCGTGGATGGTGGCAAAGGGGGGCGCGATCAGGGCGCGGTTGTTCGCGGTCAGGTTCACCGTGAGAATCTGCCGCCAGCACATCGTCCGTTCGCAGAACTCGATTACCGCCTCGCGCGCCTTGAACTCGGCAAAGGGCCGGGGGCATGCCGGGACGGTGGGCAGGATGTAGGGCAGAAGCTCGCTGATTGGCGCGATCTGTGTGGACATCAGCGGCCCCCCTTCTGCTGCGGCGGTGCCGCGTTGGCGGCGGCCAGCGACATCCCGACTTCGCCTGCCGTGAGATTGGCGACGCTGGCCCGGAACAGGTCGAAATGGGCCTGGGCGCGGGCTGCTGATCCTGCCAGCCGGGCATCCTTGGAATAGGCGCGATAGAGGACGTAATCCGCCAGCGCCATGCGGAACTCGTCGGGCAGATCGACCTCGGCGGTATAGTTGGCGATCACGGCATCGCTCGGCGCGGTCGGCGCGGCCACGGGCGCAGGCTTTGCGCTGACCACGGCCCGGATCATGCCGGTGCCATTGTTCCCCGGCACGACATGATAACTGCGCGGGTTGGTGATTTCATGGATCACATGCACCACTTGGCGCGAGTAGGGAACAATGGTGGGGTCGTGCCAGCCGGGAACAAGCATGTCCATCAGGTCGCGCGAGTCGATGGGGGTGATTACGGACCCAAGCGTCAGCGGATCGTCGTCGAGGACGTTGCAGATCACGCGGGAGAGCGTGGTGTATTGCTCGGGCAGGGCTTGGAGTGTGCCAGCGACCAAGGGCAGATTCACCGTCTCGGATTTGGCGGTAGGCTTCAATTCCACAACGGCCAAGATGCCATCGTTAAGGTAGGAATGAAGCTCTGTGGCCTTCCAGCGGACGGAAGACTCGTCCTGTAGGGTGGTCGCAGCGCGCCTCATTACATCGGCGGCGGTAAATGCCATGGCGCGCTGCTCCTATGCTTAGGTCTTCGCCCGTTCCGCGCGCACCGCCTCGATCTGCGCAATCAAGGTGTCCTTGATGCTGCGGGGCGAGGGGTTGCGGCCAAGCTCGGCTTTGAAAATCTCGCGGATTTGGGAAAGGCTCTTGTCTTCCAGCGGGCCATCGGCTGCGCCTTCTTCCTCGCCCTCGCCCTCGTCGGGCTGCTCGTCGCCTTGGGCCTCTGCTTCCCGCTTGGCCTTGATGGTGGCCAGCGCGCTTTCGGGAACAACACTTGCCGGGAAGGGCTTGGGATGGGTCACGACGACAACACCGACAGGCTGCGCGGCGGGCGCAGGCGCGGCGGTCAGCATGCGGAAGCCTTCTGGCACTTGCAGGAAGCGGGCGATGTGTTCGGGATCTTCGACCACGGCCACATGGCGGCCCTCGTGATCCGGCTCGAAGCGATAGTTGCGGCCCGCGATGTTGACGGTCGAACCGCCTGGGCGCCGAATGATGGACTCAATGATGATGGCAGGCATTGGACTTCCCCGGTTGTTGAGGCCCGCCCGGCCATGGGAAACCGGGCGGGCGGGTTGCGCAGTCGTCGGGCCGCTTAGGCGGCGACGCGGATACGAACGTGCAGCTTCTTCGTCGCGCCAGCCACGATTTCAGCCGAAGGCACAAGGCCAATGGAAACCGGCGTTTCACCAATGGCTGCGAGATTTGCCAGTTGGGTCAGGGTCGAGGCCAGCGGCGTGGTGGACACAGCGGCGTTGATAAGCTGGCTACCAACGGTGCGGGCGGAGTCCAGCGAACCCGATGCGCCCGACATGGTGCCGATGCTCAGGTTGATTGCGCCCACGTTCTCTGCGGCGAAGTCGAAGCCGACAATGCGCCCATACGGGAACACCGGGAACAGTTCGAGAATATCGGCGGTGCCAATCGTCTCGGTGAACGTGTGGGTGAACAGATACTCGATGACCTCGCCCTTACGGTGCGGGACGGGAACGGGGGTGCGGGCATTGCCCTTGAAGTAGGCGGATTGCTTGATCGGCATTGTGTCATTCCTTCTGCGATCAAATCACGGGGGAAAAGAGGGCCGAGTGGTGGCCCCCTAGCTCAGATCAGGCAGGGACGTTCGGGTCTTTGCAGTAGGTGTCGAGGGCGCACACACCGAAGTCGAGGCCGTTGAACCGCGTCTTCTTCAGGCCCATGATCACGCCGCAGTAGATTTCGACCTGATTGTCGGCGTCGGTGAGCTTTTCCACCCACGACATGCGCGAACCATTGCCACCCGAACCATAGGCCACAACGCCAGCCTGACGGGCCAGAAGCAACGCGCGGGCGCCGGGCAGGTTGTTGCCGGTGCCGTAGTTGTTCCAGCGGCGCACGGATTCATGCTCGTGCAGGACAAGGTTGTTAATCATGCCCATGCCGCCCCGACAGATCGGGCTGTTCCGGCCCTCGGAGGTGGCAAGCGCCTGGCTGATCTTCGCCCAGGACAGATCGCCCGTTTCCGTGCGCAGGTCGTGCGACTGGAACGGCGACATCAGGACGATGAACCGCTTGCCGCCTTCCACCGTCACCGGCGACATGCGGACGACATTCGGGTTGGTCGCGTTCATCATCTTCGGCTTGACCGCGACGCGCTCAAGGAAGGCCACCGACATCTTGTCAGCGGTGGTGATGGTCCCTTTGCTGGTCGCAGAGCCACCATAGAGGATGTGTTCCGAGTCCGGGGCCTGAATCGCGTTGCCAGCGAAGGCTTGGGTGAACACGTTGTCCTGATTGATCGCGGACAGATCGTTGTCACCGGAGAGATAGACGAAGAACCCCTCGTCGATCCATTGGGCCATGTATTCGCTGGTGCGGTCGCGGGCGATCCGGCGCAGGTTGTGCAGGGTGCGCTTGCGCGACATCCGGCCTGCTGCCGATGCGCCCTTACGGGCTTGGTCGATCTTCACTTCGTCCGTGTAGAAGGTCAGGGCTTCCGCCGAACCTTCGACGCGGTTGTCGCCAAGCGTCATGCCGCCGCGCAGGCGCATGGACAGGTCGAACTGGACGGTATCACCGGCCTCGTCTTCAAGCTCCACCTTGCGCTCGACGATGTTATTCTCGCCGGTGCCGATGAACTTGCTCCAATAGGAGGCTTTTTCGGTGTCTGTGGCGAGGGAAGTAGCCCACCGGCGCACGGCCTTGGGGTCGTTCACGCCTACTACGGTCTGTGGCATAGGACATGCTCCTTGGTCATTAGAGATTGACCCAAGCACTTCCTATGCGTGGTATTGATGCACGATATACCACATTTCGCACGATCTGGACAAGTCATGCAAAATGTGGGTGGTGAACTGGTCATTCTTGGCTCTTGACGATGGCCATTTCGGGCGGCGCCTTGACGGTGACATGCACATAATCGCCGCGGCGCTCGACGCAGATGGTGACGCTATCGCCCACCTTGATGTCCACCGGGCGCGGCATGCCCGGTGGTGTTTCGGCCATCTTGATATTCGTCTTCCACATCGGCGCCGCCCTTTTCTGCCGGTCAGACTTCGTTCAAGAAGCGTTCCTGCTGTTCCGGCGTCATGCGCGAGAACATGCGCTCGGCTTCCAGCGGGTCTTTGGAAATCACCCGGTCGATCATGGCAAAGGCGGTGTCTTCGACCTCGGCGCTGGTGTCGGAGTTGAAGCCGGACAGAGTGCGCGGCGGCTCCGGGCGCTCGTCTTGCCGCACTTCCAGTTTTTCCCGGCCATTCGCCGCCTTTGGCTTCGGCACGGAAAGGCTCTGCCCGGTGCGGGCCTCATAGGCAGAGGCATACATCCGGTGCGCAAGCTGGATCTGCTGATCCCGGCTCAGGTCCACATAAGCCGGGTTGCTCGTGACCATGCGAAGGTGCTGGTCCCATCCCTGAATGTGGGCCTCGGTCCAAAGCTCGGGCGCGGTGGCCTTGTAGGCTTCCAGCCGTGACTCCCAATGCTTGATCTGCTGTTGGGTGGCCTGCTGCATCGCCATTTCGGCGGCTTCGATCTGGACGCGGGCCTTAGCCTGCTGATCGGAAAGCTCCCGCGTCTTTGCCAGGAACTCGGCTTTGGTCAGATCGCCGTTGTCATACTGGTCTGCCAGGGCCTCGATCTGCTGCTCCACCCGGTCAAGCGTGGCCTTTGCCTCGGTGGTGTCTGGAATCTCGGGCATGGCCGGATCTTGCACCGGCGCTTGCTGCGCGGCGGGCGACTGTTCGGCGGGCGGATTGCCGATGCCTGCCGCAATCGTGGCTTCATCGTCGCCCTGCCCTTCCGGCGCAGGCGACTCGCTGACAATCGGATCGTCGCCTTCGGACAGGGCCTTGATTTCCTGCTCGGTGAGGCCGCCCGCGGTAAGGCTTTCGACGGTAAATTCCTCTGGGATGTGATCGGCGGGGGTCGTGTTGAGGGTGATCGGCATGGGTGCCTCCTATGGCAGTCAGGAATCAGGATTCAGCGGGCTTCGTCGCGGCTTTAACCGCCCACATAGCGCCTTCTTCGATTGCGGTTTGCGCGGTGGCTTTGAGGCGCATTACCTCCGGGAATGGCTGGCCGTTTGGATGCGCGTCGATGGACTCGATCAGGTCGATCAAGTCAGCCGCAGCGCGCTTGATGCGCGAAACGGTGTGGTTGGCTGACGGGTTGAAGCTGATCCCGACGCGAAATTCGCCTTTAGTTTGCGGCATTACATGGCTCCTTCTGGTGGCATGGCAGGCGGTGGTTGCATCATGGCCGGGTCAACGGTGGCCTGGCCGGTCGGCATTGGCGCGGCCTGCGCCGGTGGCGGCAGCATTTCGGGCGCGATTGCCTGCTGCGGCGGCGCGGGCGGCTCAAGGCCAGCGGTGACGCGCGCTTCGGTCAGGATTTGATCGGCGGCACGGGCAGCGGCAGGCACACCGGCCACGGCCACGGCGGCCTCGAATGCGGCGCGCAATTGGGCGATGTGATCGGTCGCGCTCTGGTTTTCCGCGCGCTGCGCCTCGGCCATGAGCTTCCGCGCCTTGGCCTCAAGCTCCATCATCACAAGCTCGGCCTGTTTTGCGGCCATTTCCTGCTCTGCGGCTTTGGCTTCGGCTTGGGCGATGGCTTCCGGCGTCGGGTTGTTCGGGTCGGCGTCGGGATCTTCTGCGCCGGTGACTTGCCGGATGCGCTTCACAAGCTCATCGCGCTTCGGCACGTCGAGGGCTTCGACAATCAGGTCCAGCATGCCGACAACGGCCATTGGCGCGGTGGCGGCCAGCTTGCTTGCCAGATCGAGAAGCTGCTCACCCTGGGCCTGCCGGAAGGATGCGCGCCAATCTTCCTCGCCCATGATGAAGTCGGCTTTGAAGTGGGCGATGGCGTTCTCGGGGGCGCCATCGTTGATCGCCTTGAAGTCTGGGTTGCCCCTCGCGTCGGTGATGCGGAACTGGTCTTCCTCGGAATAGAATTGCTCGACCAGGGTGACTTGCTTTTCGCCGTGGATCAGGCGCGACATGCGCAGATTGTCGAAGAAGGCGGATGATGCGAGTTGGCCTTGATCCTGACGGGCCAAGATTGCCTTGCCGGATGCCGCATTGGTGCGGCGGCCAAGGTTTTCGTCCGTGATCCCCCCGACTTGCTGGATGAGCTGCATGTCGCGGGACATCAATTCGATGTGGGCTGCGGCCATGTCTCGGTCGGCGGCGATCTGCGGAGGCGCGAAGCCCTTGCGATAGGTAATGACCGCATCGGGCCGGGCGGCTTCGTTGCGCAATTCCTCGATGTCGGACACCGCGCCTTCCTCGACCACAACGCGGGTCGTGGAAAGATGGTGCAGGGCCTTGGCCGCTCGGGCGTTCAGGTCGCGCTGGATGTCGCGGATGCCGCGGATCATGCCGTAGGGCATGCCATCGCGGGCGCGGCGATAGCCCCACACGGGGGTGAATGGGTAGCGGTTGTGCCGGTATGGGCTGCGCCGGATGTCCAGAAGCCCGGCGTCGGTCATAAGCGCACAGTGCATCACCTGCCGGGGCCGGGTGGAAAGCACGGCGCGGCCAGCGTTGTATTCCTCGACATGGCCGGGCGACCATTCATCGAAAAGCTCGCCGTTGAACTGACCGCCCTTGATGATAGTCGCATCCTTGACCATGGCCTTATACCAGACCTCGATTACCCGGACGCGATCCCTGACCGCGCTGTGAACGCCTCGGCTACCTTTGGAATATGCGTTAAAGTGTTCGATTTCTTGGAAATCCATGGCCTCGTCGCCCATGTCGTCCAGCATGTAGAGGCCGGAAGTGGACTGTTGGAGGCTGCGCTCGATGATCGGGCCGCGATGCTGCCAGAGGCCCATGGCGACATCATAGTCGATCCATTTCACGCGCATCTGATAGCGGGCGTCTTCCAGGTCGTAGCGGATTGATGTGCTGTCCCACAGCATAGACCGCCAGCTTTCGGAGCGGGCCATGACTTTGGCCCCGTCTTCTTCGTTGCCCTGCCCGCTTTCCAGCCAGCCCATGCCCGCCTTTACTGCGGAGGCGAACGCAAGGGACGATTCATAGTCGAAGTGGTTGGTATCATCGACATGCTTCATCAGTTGCGTCTTGCGTTCGGCAGACGCAATCCCGTCTTTCTTGCGGGCCAGCACTCGGTAATCCATCGGGGCGCGGCGTTGAGTGCCAAGCACCCAATTCACGCTGGTGTGGATCATGTTGAAGACCAGAGGGGCCTGACCGCGCTCTGCAAGGATCTGCAATTCCTCGTCCGTGAACTGGATGTGGTCATAGAAATCCTCATCCATCGCCATCTGCATCCGGTTCTCGGCCTGCCGGTCAAGCTCTCGGATGTAATGCCCCATGAGGGTCGAGTGGATGTTGTGGCCCTTGTCGCTGTCCAGAAAGGCCAGCTTGCGCTTCATGTTGCGCTTCGGGTCTGGTGTGTCGTCGGGCAGATACCCGTCGCCGGAAACGCCTTTGCGCTTGCCCGAATAGATCAGGCTGCCGGAAAAGGTTTCGCCCTTGTCCTTCTCGGGGTCAAACATCGTTGCGAATCTCTCTCTCTGCGATGGCCTTCCCGGTCAGGCGGTCTGTGATGGTGATGTCACCGATGGCATAGGACTCGGTGCGCGGCTTCGGCGGCATGTGGACCAGATCGCGCAGGCACTCATTGATGGCGTCCAGCACCTTGAAGTGGTCTTTTGGGTTGTGCGGGTTGCCCGGCAGAAGCCCCTCGCCAAGCCACTCGTTGATGCGCAGGCCAGCGTGGATCGGATCGCCCAGGCTGTTGTCGGCGGCGCGGGCGTAGCGCCAGAACTCCGAAAGCGGGATCACGATTGGCACGGTGCGGCCCGCAGCGATCGGTCTGGACCCATGCAGAAGCACCAAGCACGGCTCTGTGCGGCCACGTTCGGCGTCGCGGGTCAGCCATGTGCCGATGCAGATGATGCCGTGATGTGTGCGCTCGAAGTGGCGCAGGGCGAGATTGAGGGCGGGGCGGATGAGCGACTTCATGCGGTGAGTCCTGTCGGGCGGCGGCGCGGCTTGATGCCTGCGGGCCGGGTGGTCGGCGGCTGGTAATAGGACTGGCCCCATTGGCGCAGCGCGTCGGCATAGTTGGAAAATCGGTCGTGCAGCGGTTCCTCGGTGAAGGCATCCAGCCGCTCGTTGTATTTCTTGCGGTAGTTATCGAGGGCGGCGATGCCATCGGCGCAGTTTTCGGCGTCGAAATAGACCGGGCCTGTCAGCGCGATCCGGGTGGCATTGATCCCGGTCAGGACTTCCTGAACGCGAGGCACGATTGCCCACCGGAAGCCGGGCGCAAGCTCGGTGAGGATTTCGATGATGCTTTTGCCGGTTTGCAGGCTTTTGTTCTGCGCGTCGTGGGGCAAGTAGTGGGTGCCGGTCAGCGCGTAGCCTGTCGATAGGAGATAAGAGACGTAATGTTCGAGGCTTTCGCCGCTGTTCTCGTAGGCCCGGATGAAACGCTGTTCGCCCGCGATGTGCTGATGAAACCAAATCGCGGTCGTGTCATTCCAGCCAAGATCCCAAAAGGTGTTGACCGGGCTGCCTGCCTGATAGGGAACGCTGCGGATGCGGCCTTCGGCGCGGGCCTTCTGCATCTCGTTCGCGTAATAGGCCCCCTTGATCTTCCCCTGCTTCCAGAGGCCCAAGAGCAAGGCTTCCCGTTCCTCGGGGTGCATCTGCAAAAGGGCTTCGCGGTAGCCAGTCCCGGTCAGGTGGCGGTTGTCTGACAGTCGGGCTGGAATGAATGTCCGGTGAATGGTGGTGATGGTGCCGTGTTCGGGGTCGTGGATGTCCACCGGGACGCGGGTTGATTGTCCGTCCTCTTGGATTCCCCATCGGCGCATGACCCATGCCTGTCCCGGCCCATCCGGGTTTGTGGTGGCGCGGATGTAGCGGGGAAGCGTCTTGTCGGTCGAACGGCAGCGCGAGAAAAGGTAAAGGTAGCAGACATCGGTTGCCCACAAGGTCAGCTCGTCGAACCCGATGTAATTCCAGGCGCGGCCCCGATACTTTAGCCGGTCGTTGTCATTGGCGAGGTATCCGAACTCAATCTTTGCCCCTCGGCTGAACGTCCAGACTTTTTCCGTCTGGTTGTATTCGGCCTTCGGGTCGATGGCCTTGTAAACCTCAAGGCTGCGCTGGATCAGGTCGCGCAATTCCGGGAAGCTGCGGCGGAACAGGATGGCGCGGTGGTTGGGGTTGTTGATGCCATCGTGTTGCAGGCAGAGGGCGTCGATCAAAAGGGCATCGCTTTTCCCACCGCCAGCGGCGCCGCCATACAAAACCTCGAAGTCGTCGCAGGCGAGGAAAGCGGCCTGCTTGTCTGTCGGCTGCCAGACGATTTCGGCCTCGTCAAATTCGGGATCTGTGATGTCGAGCGGCACGGGGCTATTCCTCCTGCGGCTCGGCTTTGCGGGTCACGACTTCGGCGGCGATCTTCTTTGGAACAAGCACGACCTTGGCTGTCAGGCTGATGTCGCCCTTGTGGTCGTGTTCGTGGCTGCTGATTGGCTTGCCATATCCTCGGTCGAGGATTGAATTGGCGGCTTGGACTCGGGCGGCTGGTGGCGCGTCCTTGTCCTTTGCGATCTGGACAAGGGCAGCGAGGGCGATTGATCCGTATTCTTGAGCCTTGTCGCGCAAGGCGATTTTGTGAGGTGTGGCGGCGGCAGGCTTGCGCCCGGCGCCGGGTCTGGCCCCGCCCCGCCCGTCCTTTTTGATTGGCTTGTCTTTTTTCAAAGCCACAGGCCGCACACTCCGCTGTTGTGGTGCCTAATGTGCATCAAAACGTGGATCAAAGCAACGCGGGCGCAGGATATGGTGGCGCGGACAAAAAAAGCCCCCATCGCTAGGACGGGGGCCAAGTGGCAGCGG